ATATCATCAGCAAATATAGACATTGGAACTAACCCTGAAACTAATGTAGACAATACAGCAGTACAAGCTTACGTAATATCAGGGGATATAACATCATCACAAGAAGCAGAAGCTAAATTAAGTACAAGAAGAGCCATAGGCGGTTAAAATATAACAATATGAAAGTAATAAAATTAGACATTGATGAAGAAAACATATTCGAAGGAATAGATGCAGTAGCATTGGTTGCAGAACCAGCTATTGAATTAGATTTTCAATTTTTCAACAAACAAAACTTTGCTAAAACGTTTAAAGATTATCCTCAAGCAGCTCGTAAAGCAGCAGAACAAGGAATTAAACGTAATAAAGCGATAAAAAATAAATGTGGTACCGCTGTCGGCAAACGAAGAGCAACGCAATTAGCTAACGGTGAGAACGTGTCAATTCAAACAATTAAACGTATGAGGTCATTCTTATTACGTCAAAAAGATAATTACGATTTAGCTATAAAAAGAAGCGATTATAATGCATGTGGTTATATATCTTATCTATTATGGGGAGGACCTGCTGCATTACCTTGGGCAGAAAAGAAATTAAGACAAGCTGGTTTACTAGAGGAATCTAATAAAGAAGTAATTATGTCTGAAATGAAATGGGGTACTAAATCAGCAGCAGATAGAGAACGCATTTATAAAAAATATGGTTTTGCTGATCAAGCAGAAATAGATGGTATACCTGTATTTGCAGACGAAAATCAAGCATTAGTAATGGCTAGAAACATAGGATGTGCTGGTAGTCATAAACATGAAATTGGAGGAGAAACAGTTTATATGCCTTGTAAAACACATACTGAAGCAACAGATAAAATGCTTAAAAAAATAGAGGAATCTGAACCAGTTAAAATGCATAAACATTTTGATGAGTTTGATGATGACCAAAAAGAACAATTACTTAAGAATTTAAAATCCGTGGGTAAAACAGAAGCATCATTGATTGATGACACGTGGTTAGAAATTAGTGAGGATGAATTTAACAACAGCTTATACGCTGAATTTGCTGTAAAACGTAGTGATTCAAATCCAGATAAAGGATCATTACAAGATACATCGCAATTTAAAGTATTATACAAATACTCAGGACCTAGAGATTCTAAAAATAGAACGTTCTGTAGACAAGTATTAAATTTAGATTTATTATACAGATTAGAAGACATAAACAATATGTCATTATTTGGTGCTAATGAAGAATTTAGTACATACGATATATTCGTATACAAAGGCAGTTTCAATTGTAGACATAGTTGGCAACAAAAATTCTTTAAAAGGAATGATACCAACAATAAACGATCTGCCAAAAACCCGATCCTAGAAGAATTATTAGGAGGACCTAGAGCACAAGGTGCTGGTCAAACAAATCCTAAAGCAAGAACACAAGCTGAAATTGAAGCAGGCATACCTGAAGGTCAATTTGAGTTTAGTGCGGTTGGTGAAAAAATGGAATTAGCAGGACCACTTATGGTACCTGATAAATTAATACCTCGATTTGATGAGGAAGGAGAGAAATATTATGTATTCTTTGATTCTGCAGGTATTAAAAAACTATCATATAAATTGATGGAAAATAAATTAATTGATTCTGTAAACATAGAACATGATCCAGATAGAAAAGTAGCTGATTTAACATTAGTAGAATCATGGCTAGTAGCAGATGAGAAAAATGACAAATCTAACTCATACGGATACAATTTACCTAAAGGTAGTTGGTTCGGAGTTTATAAAGTAAACAACGAAGAAATATGGGACAAATACATCAAGACAGGAGCAGTAAAAGGCTTTAGTGTTGAAGGTATTTTTAACGATAAAACAATTTTAGCAAATAAACAAGAATATGCCTTTACCAAATCCTAAACCAACCGAAAAGAAAGACGATTTTTTATCTAGATGTGTTACATCAGATATAATGCGTAAAGAATTCCCAGATGGCAAACAACGATTCGTCATTTGCCTTCAGCAATGGGAAGATAAGTAATATATTTATACTCATACAACATGAATTAGTCCATTGATTCTATTGTATTATTGTATATATTTTTATATATTTTTTCTTTTAGGAAGGGATAGCACGTAACGGAACCTCGTTAGCTATCCTTTCTTTTATCTATTATATGTCCACGTTTTCTATCTGTAGAATATGAATTGTATTTAGGATAATCCCCAAATGCTAGTTTATGTTGTTCTAAATGGTATTTTTCTCTTATTATACGTTCATCTTTATCATCAACATACTCAATCATATCAAATGATAAATGTTTTCTATCTAACTTACCTGTAGCTAAATCATAAGATATTTTAGGTTGCCACTTATCCATAGGTTTAATGTGCTTAGAAAAATGTTGTACACGACGTTGTTCTGGTATAGCAGATTGACCAATGTAAATAATATCTAATTTATCATAAACAGCATACACACCAGCATCAGTCTCTCTTTGATACTCTTTTATATATTCAGCTTTTTTAATTCTAAACAAAGGCAATTTCCATTTAGCCTCATGTTCGATTTTAGATTGTTTAGCTTTACAGGTTTTACATTTGTAAATACCACGTTTAAACATTGATAGATAGATGTTGACACCAGGATTAAGGGTTGTTTCTTCTCCACGTTTAGCACATGCCGTACATATTTTAGGCCATGAATCTTGTTTGTTGTAAAATGTTCTCATATTGTATATTTTTATTTGTTCATATTATACGTATTCAATATAAATAGAATATCAACAGAAGCCAACAGATTTTGTAAAAGAAGTGAAATAATACGGATATTTATGATTAACGAAATGAGGCAAGTAGCCTCATCAATAATTTTTTTCAAAAACATTTACTATGACTAAAAATGAATTAAAAGAGTTAGTAAAACAACACTTTAATTTAGTCGAAGCAAACGTTGAAAAATTCGATAAAGCGGAACTAGAAGATGGTTCAAAAGTATCTAACGAAGAGGCTGGCAAATTTGCTATCGGACAAACTCTATTTATAGAGGACAAAGATGGTAATATGGTTAAAGCACCTGAAGGAGAGCACGTATCAACATCTGGTATCCAATTTATTCTAGACAGAGACTCTAAAATCACGGGTCTTAAATATCCAGACGCTAAAGGTGAAGGTTCAGCTGATCTTAAAGAAGATAAGATGGTTGAAGAAGACAAAGATCCACAAGCTAAAGATTTAATTAAGAAAGGTGATAAATCAGACGAAGGAGCATTCGCATCTAAAGAAGATGAAATGGACGCTAGAACTGATGCTGAAGAGGAAGGATATCTAGACGGAATTAAAGACGAGAAGCAAGACTTAATTAACGCAGGCGGATTTAAGCTAGAAGACGTTATCGAAGTAATTGGAGAAGTAGTTGAGGCGAAAGTAGAAGAATTAAAAGACAAAATGAAGTCTATGGATGACAAAATGAAATCCATGGAAGAAAAAATGTCTTCATTTAGTTCAGAACCAGCAGCTGATAAGACTGTTCCAGCAATCAAGTTTTCCAGAGCGGAAGGCACAACAAAAGCAGACAAACGCTACAACGCAATGTTGAAGAGAATGTCTAACAAATAATTAAAATTAAACTTAAACTATTATGGGATTAAATGTAGCTGCATTAGCAGACTTTAACAACGAAGTAGCAGGTAAAGTTTTACTTCAAACTATTTACAAAGGCAATACTGCCGAGTATGTAAGTATTCAAGAAGGGATTAAATATCAAGAGCCTTTGAACAAGGTTGCTGTTATACCTTATTTTCAAGGTGGTGATGCAGTAACTACTCCAAGTGGTTCAGCAATATTTACTCAAAGAAACATTACTGTTACGAAGAGAACAGCTTACGATGCTTGGAATCTTCAAACGCTTACTCAGAAATACCTAGGTATATCTGCTTTACCTGAAGGATCTTACGAAGAGACTTTCAGTTTATTAAATGACCTAACTACTGAATTAGTAGCTAAGGCACAACAAGACAATGATAACTTTATTTGGAACGCAGTATCAGGATCTCAGTTCGCTGGATCTTCTGTAGAGCCAGAAGCTGATGGTTTTCACAAACTAATTAGTGGTTCTACTGCTAATGTAGTTGTAGCAACTGGTGCTTCTGCAACTCCAATTACAGGATCTACTGCATACGCACAGTTAACAGGAATGTTAGAAGTTGCTGATCCAAACATCTTAGATGTTAGTGATTTAACTTTCTTCTGTGGTATTAAAGTATTCCAAAGAATCATCAACGGTCTTACAACTCAGAACTTATTCCACTTTGACCCAACTTCAGTGAAGTCAAGAGGCGGATTTTACGAAGTTCCATTACCAGGATACCCTAACGTGGTAATCGTTGGTGGATGGGGATTACGTAACAAAGAGAGAGTAGTACTAGGACCTGCTTCTGATGCATTCGTAGGATGTGATCTTATTTCAGATACAAGTAACTATCAACTTTGGTATGATATCAACTCTGATACTATCAAATACAGATTGAGAAACAAATTAGGTACTCAAATTGGACATCCTCATTACTGGGTTTCTAACGACGTAAACTAAGAGCATTAACCGATTATTAACTAACAAATAAAACTTAAAATTATGGCATGTGATATTACATCAGGATTTCAACTAGGTTGTCGAGATAACATGGGTGGACTTCGTCAAATTTATATATTAAGTGGTTCAGTTAGTTCAGTAACAGGCGCAAATAATGGTTTATTAACAGCTATCAGTGGATCAGGTACGTTCTTTTTATTCGAACTTGCTAAAAACACAGGTGACTTTACAGAAACTATTAACAGTAGTATTGAAAATGGTACTGTTTATTACGAACAAGTAGTAAACGCTCCATTCCAAAAACTACAGTCGTCGACTCGTAATCAGGTTAAAGTTCTTGCACAGAACCCAGACTTAAAGATTATAGTTCAAACTAATAATGGTACTGAAGACGGCGGAATAGGACAATTTTTCTATTTAGGCCAAGAAAATGGTATGACATTATCAGGAGGAACTGGACAAACGGGGACAGCTTTTGGAGACCTAAACGGATACACACTAACATTTACAGGGGATGAACCATTCCCAGCAAGTGAAGTAAGTGGATCTGTCTTAACAAGTGTACTTTCGGGTATAACTGTAGGATCTTAAATATATTCTTAAAAATTGGGGGGTCTATAAATGACCCCCTTTTTTTTAATATCTATCTTATACAATAAACATATTTATTCTTAGACGATGATTAGACTAAATTACAGTAGCAGCGGAACAGATCAAAGCGCACTTTGGGTAAATTACCAAGTGAGCTCCTCTGAAGCATTATTTTCATTAACTAGTAGTTTTGATCAATCATTATGGGAATTATCTGGTAGCATCATATCTAATAAAACTAAAGGTGGAGACGGATGGTTATTAGTAGAAACTAATAGAAATGCAGCGCCTACCGCAAGTGGACAATGGTTTGCAGATATATCTCCATACGTAAGTGAATTTACTCCAGCAATATGGAATGTAACAGCACTTAAATGGGAAGATAACAATGAACCAATTGCAGTTTTAGATTATAAATGGGCAACGTTCCAAAAATATCTAAATAGAAAATATGATGGTGGTTTCATTGATACAGAAAGAGTATGGGTCTCAGGTTCGAACGATCCAGCTATAACAGATTATGTATCAAATAATGAAAACGGTACCTTTAACACATATCAATACTAATGGAAAATAAAAAATTTAACTTTTCGGCTATTAAACGTAAGGAAGAATTCGCTAAAAGTGGATTTGACAGAGAAAGTAATCCTTATCGTCACGGAGAAATGGACAAGCCAAAGTATATGAAATTTGGAGCTGATAATCAGTATCCAGAATATTTAATTTCATTATACAATCAATCATCAATACACGCTTCGTGTATAAATTCAATTGTACAAGCTATAACCGGAGATGGTTTAGTTACAGACAATGAAGACATCTTAAAAGTTGCTAACAGAGATGGAGAATCATGGAATGATATCTATAACAAAGTAGCTTTAGATTATAAATTATTTGGCGGATATGCTTTAGAAATTATTTACTCTAGAGATAGAAGCCGTATTGCGGAGATTTATCATGTAGATTTCTCACACGTGAGAGCTATGGAGAAATGCGATCGCAATAAAATACCAGGTTATTATATTTCAAATGAATGGAGACCATCATTTGATTTTACAATTAATGACATGGATAAAAAATTACCTCATTTACCTCCATTTAATTTAGAGTGTAGAAATGAGGAACCAAAACAATTATTATACCATTCACCTTATAGACCAGGACAAGGATACTATCCATTACCTGATTACGTAGGGGGATCAAAAGTAATAGACTTAGATCAAGAAGTAGATAATTTCCACATATCAAACATTAAAAATGGTTTAGCACCATCATTAGCAATTACAACTTATACAAATGCAAATGATGAGGAGCGTATGGCTATTGAGAATATGTTGAGATTACAATATGAAGGTACAAGTAACGCAGGTAACATGCTTTATATGGATGTTGCAGATCCGTCGCTTAAACCCGATATAACTCCTATTCCACAGAATGGGGCTGATGACTACTACACCACTTTAAATGACGTAGTTTCACAGAAAATTTTAACGAGTCATCGTATAACAAGTCCAATGCTTTTAGGTATTAAATCAAATACAGGATTAGGTAACAATGCTGAAGAAATTGAAACATCATATAGATTGTTTTTAAATACAGTTGTATTACCATTCCAACAAAGTATATTAGGTGTGTTTGAAGGATTATTAGAATTCAATCACGGAGAATTAACATTAGGTGTAATACAGAAAAACCCATTATTTGAATATGAAGATGCAGATGAAGCAGAGGTAGTAGTATCTCAAGATGCAGATGTAGATGATGAAAAAGAATTAGATGATCAAATAAATGATGAAGCACCATTAACAGAATAGATATATGACAACTACATTATTAATTAGCGAAGCAAAAATTAGAGCATTTAGTGATTTAAATGAATCAGTAGATGATGCTTTAATGGTAAACGGAATTAGAGAAGCACAAGATATAGCTATACAACCTATTATAGGAACTAAACTATATAATACTTTAATCACAAAAATTGATAACAATAGTGTATCAGGGTCATATACAACATTAATTGACGATTACATTCAGCCGGCATTAGTTTATGCTTCATTGTACAATATTACAGAGGCTGTAATGGTAAGAACTAGAAATAACGGATTATTAACTCCTACAGGGGGTGAAAATAGCGTTAATGTAGATAGATCAATGTACGATGCTAAACGTCAAAGCATTTTTAACAAACAACAATTTTACGCAGATCAACTGTCTAGATACTTAACTGAAAATCTAGCATTGTTTCCTGAATTAGGTCAAAATACATTACTATACCAATTTGTACCTGACTATGGTAGTCAGTACAGATCACCTATTGTAATGCAGAGGAATACTAGAGCAGTATATATGAACTTAGCAAGACAAGCAGGTTTACCAATTGTAAATTCAGCTTATCCTGCATATCCACCTCCAGGACCAACTAAATACGATATATAATTATGGCACAAGATTTATCAGGCTTATACATTAGCCAATCATTTCAAAATTTAGTACAGCGTTCCGCAAGTGGAGCATTTAATGTACTAGCAACAGCTACAGGTACGGAATTTATTCCAATATCAGCATCATACGCTATTTCAGCTTCAAAAGCACAATCAGTAGTTAGTGCTTCATATGCTGTATCTTCTTCAAGAGCAGTATCAGCATCAAGAGCAGATAGTGCTTTAAGTGCATCTTATGCTGTAACAGCTTCATTCGCAGAAAATGCTACAGTTAATAACTTACAAGAAGTATTAACAGCAGGTAATTCAGCATCAATAGGATTTACTGTTACAGGATCAAGTATTATATCAGGATCATTAAGAGTTCAAAAGAAATTAATTTCAGGAGAATTTAATAATACATCAACTTCAATTGGACCTGTAGCAATTATAGGTGGTGAAAATAATACAATTGATGGTTCTACTCAATATGGTATTATAGCTGGTGCTACAAGAGGTACAATAGAAAGTGCTGATGCAACTGGTATTTTAGCTGGGTTTAGAAACACAGCAAGAGGTACTTATAATGCAATTGTAGGTGGTACTTTAAATACAATTGATAACGGAGGATCTGTAAGAAAAGGAAATGTAATTATAGGAGGTAATAGTAATTTAATACCTGCAACAGTATCAGGATCAGTTATTATAGGAGGACAAAATATAACAGCATCAAGAGATAATGAAGTAACTGTGCCTGCTTTAGATGTAAAAAATAGAGCAATAGTATCTGGCTCAGCAATTATAAGTTCATCAGCACAATTATTAAATGATTATTCAGTAGAAAGTATTGGTAATGCTAGAGTTATAAAAAATGTAGCAGGACAAAATGCAACATTGGTAATTCAAGATGATGCACAAAATTCATTTACAGAAGGACCAACATTACAATTTAGTGGATCTAAAGTTGGTTTATTAAAATCAGATGGTCAAACAAACGTCCGATTTGAAATGGGAAGAGATTTTGAATGGACAATAGGATCAGGTGGTTTAGCACAATTTAATATTACAAAAGAAGCTCAATCAAGTGGAGATTTTAAAATTGAAGATAAAGGATCAAGATCAGCAAGATATATTCACGAAAATCAAAATGAAACAGGTAGTATAAGATTTGCTAATCCAACTAAGGATGTAGGTGTAGCAATAAGAATGGATGATAACAAGATGGCATTACAAATGTATTCTGGTTCAGCATTCGTTCCTATTATACAAAGAGCATCAGGTTCAAAACAAGTAAATCTATATGATTCTACTTCAAGCACTGGTTCATCAGCACAAGTATTAACATCTAATGCTAATGGTGGGATTGAATGGGCTGCCGGAGGTGGAGGAGGAGCTGCTTTTCCATATACAGGAAGCGCTCAAATAACAGGTTCATTATCAGTAACAGGTTCAACTACCATAGAAGGTAAAGTAAATATTCAATCTGGAGCTAATAGTGGAAGTGCAAATACTACAGGTCTTAAAGATTTTTTAACTGTAGGATATAACAACAATAATAATACTATTAATGGTACTATAATAGGTGCTAATAACACTGTTAATGGAGAAAACAGTTCTATTTTTGGTGGTGATAGTGTAACTATTAATTCCAGTTATAATTCATCAATGGGTGCTTTTAACTCTACAATAGATAATACTGCTGATGCTTCTGCAATGTTAGGTGGATATCAAAATACTTTAGGTGGAGTTAGATCTGCGTTAGTAGGAGGAAGAAATAATGATATTCAAGCAAGCTCAGATTTTGGTGCTATAGTTGGAGGATTTCAAAATACAATAGCTACCGGAGTTACAGCATCAGCAATTATAGGTGGTAAAAACATTGTAGCATCTAAAAGTAATACAGCATATGTTAATGGTTTAGAAGTAACTTCATTAGGAGCAAATATTACAGGTTCAATTATAGGAAGTGGTAATATTAGAGCAGGACAAAATGCAGCAGCATTTGCTTCAGATTCAATAGAATTAGGTTCAGCTACAGTACCAGTTCAATATGGTAACATTATAATTCATGGTAGTAATACTAGAGATTTAGGTAACAAATATAATGGTTTCCAAATACAAGCTGTAGGAGGAAATACAATACAATTTGCTAACTCAGCATTCACAGGATTAGGAAATGATGTTCATTTATTTTCAATGGGTGCTAATTCAGTAGGTAGAACAGATAGTATAAAATTATGGTCATCAGGATCAGGTGCAGATTTAAATTTATCTACTGATGTAGTAATACAATCAGGTAATAAATTAACAATGTCTGGTTCAATAGAATTAGCTAATAGCACAGGTAGTGTAGGTCAAGTAATTGGTGTAGACGCAAGTGGTAAAGCTAAATGGGAAACTGCAAGTGGCGGTGGAGGTGGAATAACATCATTCCAATTATCACCTAGAACTAGTTCATATACACAGGCAACAGCGCCTGGATGTGATTATGTATTCCAAACAGCATCAATTGCTGGAGGAACATTTGCAGTAGGAGATATACTAGAAATTAGATCTATGCTTGAACAAACCGGAGGATCAGGTACTACATATCTTACATTTAATGTGTACCAAGGTAATGTAGCGCCAGGAGCTGGATACCCAGGAGGATCTGGAGATTTACCATTAGCGCAGAGTCAGAATAGTGCTGATGGTAAATTATATGTTAATAAAACATTATACATCAATTCAGCTACTGAAACATCAGTATGGAATACAGGTAATCCAAATGACACAGCTTATAATGCTGTAGCAGGAGGAGATCCAATACAAAATTTAAATATTGACTGGACACAAGATCAAACATTCTATTATGGTGCTTGTATTGATAATGCAGGACATACACTTAAAAATTACGGTGGTATAATTAG